AAAGCTCCACAGAGTTGGGGTTCCCCTCGGCCTCGCTTACGCGAACGCGGAGGTAGGATCCCTTCACCGCCTGCCTTTGGTATCGTAAACGGGAGCCCTAATGGCGAAAGCTATGGGGCTCTTGATACCGGGACATATACGGTAACTCGGGACGTCGTTGTACCCGGCTATAAAAAGCGGGTTGCGAAAGGAGAGGTATTTTTCAACCTCTACAATCGCACCACCACTGCCTGGATAGGTAGCGGTGGTACAGGGCGCACGCTTGTCAAGCGCGATGGATCTAGCGGGAATATCATCACTGCTGGCGGTAGTGCCGGATCTGCCGAGATGCGTTATTTTCTCGGTGGGTTCGATCACCACGATGCCATCGGTGCTGTTTCTGATAGTGACATTGCGGAGGCAGCGCAGTTTGTTGGGACTCAGACAGCGTCTGCCCGGGGTCGTTCATCGAACAACCTTTGGGAAGACTTAGCTGAGTTTGACAAAACAGTCGGCATGCTTCGCAACCCGCTTGCTTCCTGGCATACCTTTAACAAAAGGTTCGCCAAGGGACACGGCTTTGCTGCGGAGATGTTCGCTGCTGACCTGTGGCTTCAGTACCAATACGGTATTAAGCCACTGGTCAGCTCGATCGAAGGCATTGTGAAAGGCCTTGACAAGCCTAGGAAGTTAACACGTCAGACCTACCGTGGGAGTGCTAAACTCTCAAAGTCTGCGAATGACGTGTCACACTTCGACGACTTCAATGTTCACTGTAATATTCGACGAGTAATCGAAGATGAAGTGAATTTGAGGGGCATGTCTTTAGACGAGTTCGAAGCGGACTTTGGCCATAATATCGGCTTCTCAACGAAGGGGTTTCTTACTCTTCCTTGGGAATTAGTCCGTCTCAGCTTCGTCGTGGACTGGTTCGTGAACGTCGGTGATTTCATCGGCGCCCATGTTCCTACTCCAGGCTTTAAACAGCTAGGTTCTTGCCTCGTTATTGAACGTACGATAACTAATACGTATACGATCGAAGACTTCGACACAAATCGCCCTGGTTATGGCGATACGTGGACGCCGTCGGTCGTACCATCGTTTAGTTATCAAGTGTTCCAACAGAGCAAGCGCCGCGTCGCTTTGCCGTCACCTGGCGGAATCCAACTGAATCCGAACTTCGCGTTCGAACAGTGGCCCCGCGTAGTGACAGCCATCGCTCTTGTAATACAGAGCATGGGCGACGTCTTCGGTACCATCTCGAAAGGGAAGGGCCGGAATGCACCGAAGCCTCCATCTTCATGGAAGCCTAAGTGGAAGGGACCTACCTTTTAGGTTAAGCTTCCCCGGGTAGCTCACTCGGGAAATCACTAAGGAATGATCCTTATGTCTTTGACAATCAACTCCAAAGCTTACGGTTCTCCCCAACGTTTTGACGGTCCGTCGCTTACCTATTTCGGTCCCGGAAAATCCGTGACCGTGAAGGACGACGTCCGTCTTACCGCTACGGCTCCCAAGCCGACGGCAACGTTTTCGGGAATCGGTCGTACCAGCGCCAAGATGACCAGGACGTTGACTCTCACCGGAGCTCTCACCCCAACTGGGGATGCGATCTTCGATGTGCAAGTCAGCGTTCCCGCAGGTTATACGGCCTCGGACGTGGAGACCATGTGTGACGACATCGGCGCCTTTGTGGCTTCATCGGCTTTCAAAGCCCATGTGAAGACACAACAGACCGGCTTCTAAAAGAGGCCGGCCTGTGAAGGTCGTCGGTGTGATCGCGCTCATCCTGATCGCGATTGTCGTCATACAGGCCATAAACGTTTATGGTCCTTATAACCCTCGTGGAGGTCATCGTGAAGAGACTCACTCTGAAAGAGGTGCGAAACCTCAATCAGACACTCAGGGCGAATAGCTGGGATAGCTACCGCCGAATGCTTCTGAGTGTGTTGCAGGACTATAGTGGTATAAAGGAATATGATCGCATGGTCGGTTTTATCCGAGCCCAGCGATATGACCTCCTTTACGCTGCCGCTGATTCTTTGTCGGCTACGACGTTTGCCGACGCTACATCACATCTTGTAGCGAATCAGATTGCTTCACTCATCAAGAAGTATCCATGGGATCCTAAGCTTGTTAAGCTGGATCCTGAGCGTACTGCTCGAGAGACTTTCTTGCGTAGTGAGCACAGATGTCGCAGGTTTAATGCGATATTCCGTGCTTACTTAAACAAGAGAGATCCTCATGGTCTACTTTTGTCTCGTGCCCGACAGTTCATCGCCCATGTAATTGGTGATGAACCTGATTACGAGAGGTTATACCGGATGTGTGACTTTGGTCCTGGTGCGAGTCTTGGTGTACACGGCGATGCTACGTCGTTCGGTAGAAAGGTTACTGCCGAACGACTTACCGTTACACCTGGCGCATACATAGATGCTATCCACGCATGGTACCAGCATGACCAGCTGCGTGATCGTTTCTTATCGAAACGGTCATACAGCCAGTTGTACGAAGTATCCTGCTTGGATCCCTCAGACTTTGCACAAAATATGAGGGCTGCGTTGCATCTGGTACAACACAATAAGGTTTCGTTCGTACCAAAGACAGCGAAAACGCATCGCGCAATAGCTGTCGAGCCGTTACTCAACACCTTCTTACAGAAGGGCCTTGATCAAGACCTCCGGCTAAAGCTTCTCCGGATTGGAATTGATCTCCAGGATCAGAGTTTGAACTGCCGCATGGCCCGTGAAGGCTCACGCGATAGTTCTGAGCGTGGGTTCTGCACTATCGACTTGTCGAGTGCTAGTGATAGCATTTCGATCGGTCTTGTGAAGTACCTACTGCCTCCTAGGTGGTTCGATGTCCTGAACCGCTGTAGGTCCCCATCCTATGAGTTCTCTAAGGGCGATATTCGCACTTATGAGAAATTCTGTAGTATGGGCAACGGCTTTTGCTTTCCCTTGCAAACACTCATTTTCTGCTCTCTGGCGCATGCGTCAGACGCAGGAGTGCCTGGCGTTGACTATCGGGTCTATGGTGATGATATCATAGTCCGTAAGTCAGCGTTCAGCAAGGTTAGCAAGCTGCTGAAGATTTGCGGATTCCTTACGAATCCTCGGAAAACTTTCTCCGAGGGTTCGTTCCGCGAATCATGCGGCAGCGATTGGTACGGTGGTGAAGACGTTCGTCCGTACACGCTTGATCATAAGCTCGATTCGCTCGAGAATATTTTCAAGTTTCTGAATCTATCGAGAAGAAGTGATGTAACTGCATACATTACATCTTCAGGGTTCGAGACTGTTTTCAATCTCTTACCTGATAATTTCCTGGTTTTCTTAAGACCCTATAAAGGTCCGCCGAATTCCGCGATAGATCCGATAGATCCTCCAATTTGTCCCACGCGGGCCAGGTGGAAATCCAAAAGATTTCTTTACTGGAGCAAATGGGCTGAATTGGGTGTCGCTCCTCTTGAGGATAGACATAGGATGCCCAATTGGGCAGTGT